GAATCAAAGAAACTTACAGAGTTGAGTTTGGAATAGAATTAGAAATCGTAGAATATAAATAATTATGACAAAGATAGCGAATAATGAATTTCACAAATTAGTGAGAGTAACAGGAATGACTAAGCGTAGGTTTAGTGAAGTAACAGGTTTGAAGGGAACAAGTATAGATAAGTATCTGCAAGACCCTACAATGCTAAGACTCAAGCACTTACAGCTACTAGCTGATGCTGAAGAGTTTAAGAGTCAAGAACTTGGAGATGTTGAATTATTAAATATGATAAATCAAGATGACAAGTTATAGAGAAGAGATTTTAAAGAAAGCTGTTTGCAAGTACTACAATGTAACAGAAAAAGAATTGCACTCCAACACTAGGAGAGCAGAAGTTGTTGGGGCTAGAAGAATGTTTTACTATATGGCTAGAAAACATTTCGACCAAACTTACAAGTCAATAGGCAGGAAGTTTAATCAAGACCACGCAACAGTAATATTTCACGAAAAGAAATTAACAGACTTTTTAACTTTTGATAAAAACGAAATAAGAAGGTACATTAAAGTTAGAGATATGGTCTTTGATGAAGTAACATTCATCAATATAAAAGACGAAATGGACACTTTATTAAGAGATAAACTTCTTATAGATGATAGACTATTAGAAATTAAAAATGAGTTAACAGCAATTAGTAATCAAAACAATTTTAACTATTATGGAAATTAAAGGAACTTTAGAAGCTAAGTTTGATACAAAGGTATTTTCTAGCGGATTTAAAAAGAAAGAGTTTGTATTGAATACAGGCGGTGATTATCCTCAGTCTATTAAGATGGAGGTAGTAAAAGACAACATAGAAAAGATGGATAGTATTCCTGTTGGGTCTGAACTTACCTGTAAGATAGACATCAGAGGTCGTCTGTATGAAGGCAACTACTACAACAACATATTAGCTTGGGCGGTAAATATCGGCGGTTCAAAGACAGAGAAACCTGCTGAAACTGTTAACGAGTCAGACTTACCCTTTTAGCGTAAGGGAACTGATAAGAAGATTTGATTGTGAGATTGAGGGGTAACTCCCTCATCTCTTTTTTTTACACTATAAATAAAAAAAACTAAAAAAGTTTGCTTGTATGTAAAAAAGTTTACTTATCTTTGCTGTGTTAAACAATTAAACTAAAACATTATGACAAGCAAATTTGATTACAAACTATTTACCGATGTAACTTTTGAAGGCATCGACCACAGAGATTATCCTGACTACTGTGATGCTTTTATTGCAAGTGCAGAGTACGATGGTAGAGAATTATCTGATGATGAGTTAGATGAACTAAACGAAGATACCGATTTATTATACGAATTATTAACTGATAACTTATACTAAGACAATGGCAAAACGAATGACAGATACAGATAAGTGGAAGAAACGCTTTATAAGGGAGTTAAAGCCACAACATAAGTTACTATGGTTTTACATCTTAGATGACTGCAATCACGCAGGAATTTGGGAAGTAGATTTAGAAGTAGCTTCTATCAGAGTAGGGTTTGACTTATCACACGACAACCTACCATCATCATTTGGCGAAAAAGTTATATCTTTTGACAATGGCGATAAGTGGTTTATTGCTGAATTTATTGACTTTCAATATGGCGAATTGAATCCAAATTCTAATGTGCATAAATCAGTAATTGCACTTCTTGAGAAATATAATCTTGAAGGGTATCTGAAGGGTTCACAAGGGGTACAAAGTACCCTTAATAATAAAGATAAGGATAAAGATATAGTTAAAGTAAAAGCTAAGGTTAAGAGGTTTGCAAAGCCAAGCATCGAAGAAGTAGCTGACTATTGCAATGAAAGAAACAATGATGTAGATGCTGAGAAGTTTTACGACTACTATTCTTCTAATGGTTGGAAAGTGGGTAAGAATGCAATGAAGGATTGGAAAGCATCTGTAAGAACTTGGGAAAAGAATACTACCCAACAACAAAAAGTATCACAACCTAAACAAGTATTAACCGCTTGGGAACAAGCTAGAACACAAATTAACAATGGATAATAATAGAAGAAAAGCAAGTGAGTACACTAAAAAGTTTATCAAGGAAATGGAAAACAATCCTACCTTAAAACATAGAAAAATAAATAAATACAATATGTATTATATGGTAACAGGGTTTGTGTGCCACGATAAATCTGATATGAGAAGAATGGCAACACGAGATAATATTGTAATGTAATGGATAAGACTAAACAAATATGGTATAGGTTTACCAACGATAGAGAGCAATTAAATATTGATTGTGTAGATGTATTGAGCAAATGCTATCTGATGCTAGGTCAGAAACCCGATACAGAGCAAATTGTGATGATGTCGAAACTGCTAGTAGATGATCTATCGAGATTCTACGGAAGTATGGATATGCAAGAAGTGTTGTTTGCTTTTGAGCAGGGCATTAGGCACTCTGATAGTGGCGGCTTTGTCAATGTCCGTAATTGGAATATTTGGCTCAAGGAATACAAAGCTAAGGCAAATCTTAAAAGACAACAACGTCAACTAACTGATTATCAGAAGGATAGAGATAGTCAGAAGATGATAGGCGAAACTATTAATCAAGCAAAACGATTGAAATGAAAAAAAACAATTATCATTCAAAAGACTTTTTAAAACATTTTGATAGTAAATTAATTCATCAAGGTAACATAGATGAGATTTACAGAATATGTATGGCTTATCACAATTTTAGGTTAAAATGTGAAGAAAACAAAATAAACCTACAAGATGATTTACTAGAAATTATTGATATTTATACTGAATTAAAATAATATTATGACAACAATAATAATCACACTCTTGCTTATTTCTATTTTATATCTTATATTCGCAATCAAAGATTTAAAAGATGATGTTAGTGATATTGAGTTTCGAATGGATATTCTTAAAGAGATATGTGCTGACTATGAGAAAAGAATTAAAGAACTAGAAAATGTCAGAGCAACCGAAGTTAACAGAAGAAAGAGTGCAGATAGCTATCGTAGAATATGTAAAGATGCAATATCCAAATACGCTACTTACTGCAACAATGGGTGGTCAGTTTCAAAGACACTACTCACAAAGGCTCAAGGCAAAGCGTACAGGATATTTGAGGGGAGTATCAGACCTGCTTATATTCGAGCCAAACGAAACGCACAATGGCTTGTTTATAGAGCTAAAAAAAGACAAGAAGTCATATCCCTCAAAGGAACAGAAGTTATTCATTCAGAACGCTTTAAATAGGGGTTATTACGCAATCTGTTGTAAGGGTTTCGACCATTGCAGAGAAATAATAGATAAATACTTTAATAATGAAATCTAAATACTACTACGAATACACAAGGAATATGGATACTACACAAGCAAATACTGAAGAATTGAAAAGAGTAAATGACAAACTATTTAAAAACAATGCGCTTGAAACTGCTAAGGAAAGAAACATACCGAACTACTACATTGGTAGGCACTACAAATACGAAGCAAGGAAAGTATGCGAGGATTGGGATTTGTCTTACAATGTTGGAACTGCCACTACTTACCTCTTGCGATGTGGTAAAAAAGAGGAGCAAGGTATGTCGAGCAAGGAAAAGCATATTGACGATTTAAAGAAAGCTATTAATCATCTCAAGTTTGAGGTAGAAAAGTTAGAAAACGAATTATGATTGAAAGAATAACAGACAAACACATTAAAACACAAGCATTACAACACCTTCTAATACATTACGAAAACAAGAGAGATAGATATATTGATGATGGTAGAGATGATATAGTAGAAACTCTCAACTCATATATTGCAAAAATAAGAAGAACAATGATAAAGGTATTACAAGAATCTGAAAATTCCGAAGAATCAGCTATAAAATTTTACTAAATGAGCATTAATATATACGACAGAAAAGATATGAGAGGTGGCGGATATGCTAAACGCAAATTCACTTTGGAGGAAGCCGAAGCAATACGCAAGGAATATGGTGCGGGTGGTATTAGTCAGACTAAATTAGCCGACAAATATGGTGTATCTCAACCCATAATCAATATGATTTTACGAGGGAAAACCTATAATAAGTAAAAAACTTTTGTTTTATTAAAAAAAATTATATATCTTTGTAAGGAATTTAAAAACTAAAACATTATGAACACAACAGAAAATAACAAACTAATAGCAGAATTTATGGGTGTTGGCTATGTAGATATTGATACATACCTAGAGAATAGCAAAGAACTACAATACCATAATTCTTGGGATTGGCTTATGCCTGTAGTAAACAAGTGCCTTAACACCTATCACATAGAGCAAAGGAATGATGATTTAAACTTTACTTTTTATGATGCAATGGGCAATATGGAAGAAACTTACCAAGCAGTAGTAGAATTTATTAATGAACACAACAAATGCACTACAACACACCACTAATAAACAAACTAAACGATAACGAATTTAATTACATTAAGATGATTACTAAAAAAGAAGCAAAGCACCTACTGACTAAAATGCAAAAAGACAACAGAATGTTCTCTCTTGAGTTCATCAAGAAGGATGGCACTAAGCGTGTTATGTTGGCTAGATTTAACGTAAGCAAAGGTCTTACAGGCAAAGGTGCTAAGTATAACGCAGAGGACTACAACCTAATGACTGTTTACGATATGAATAAGAGTGCGTACAGAAGTGTGCCACTAGATAGATTAATTTGGCTTAGAACCAAAGGTAAAAGATATTATGTTAGTGCATAGTACTTGTTTTTTTGAATTTTGTTTTGGAATGGGAGGTAGTATTGAAACTGCTTCCCATTTTTTTTATGATACTGAAACTGCCATCGACCTCAGCGAAACTGCTCTGAAACTGCCTTGAAACTGCCATTAACCTGCCGAATTTTTTATACTGACCACCCCTCCCCTACCCTGCCCCTCCTCCCCCTCTTAGTGTACTTTCTACACTAATCCCTTGGTGTACCTTTTACACTAAGTTAGTTTACTTTTTACACTAAGTTAGTTTACTTTTTACACTAACTAGCTATAAACATTTTTTTTGACCTATGCAAATTAAGTTATTCACAATAATTTTGTTAATAAGTTACGACGACGTTTAAAGCTATTTTAAGACGTTTTAAGGCACTAACTACCTCCGCTAATATCGTCACACCTAAAAAAAAAGTTATTAAAATAGAATAAAATTACTAGATAAGAAATTTAATAAAAATATATTTTTTTTTATAAAACATTAAATTTGTTGTTGTGTATTTAAAAAAAATGTTTCATATTTGCCAAAACAAAATAATTAACTTAAATAAAAACAAGATGACAAAGAATGAAATTTCAAAAGCTGAGAAATTAATTAGAAGATATACTCAGTTAAAAAATATGATCGAAGAACATACGGGTGGTATTTATTACGATGAGATGCATTATGACATTAAAGGATATAAAGCGGACTTATATAACTTAGATTTAGAGCCTATATATATTGAAACTTTAAAAGCTAGGGTCACAGCTTGTGAAATTCTATATAAGGGGCTCGTAATGTTTAATGATGAAACCGAAACAATTTACTGTTAATTAATCGGGGGGGTGAAAGCCCCCCACAAACTAAAACAATATGAGAAATTTTAACCTTGATAATTTAGTTTTCCACCTTTGGAAAATTATAATTTTAATAGTTCTATTAATTAACATCTTAAATTTATAATAATGAGAAAGCAAACGACAAACGAATTAAGACGAATTAAGAGAAATTTAGATTACTTTTTTAATCTTGCAACAGATGAAGAAATAAAAGAGGGTCTCAAGTGGTATAAATTAGCAAATCAATTTTGCATAGATGTATCAAAAGAATATAACACAACGCCCTTAATTGTGGCTAGTGTTGTATCAGCACTTAGCCCTAGAAATAAATGGAAACAAAATTTAATTGATGCTAAAAAAGTTTTTGAAGCAATAAAGCAAGGTAAACAACCCGAAGCAATAAAAGTTTGCACTTTTCACAAAAATAAATTCAAAGCGTTTGAATTAGCAAAGGGCAAAATTTATATAAGTGAAGAAAGCCCAAAAACATTTAATTTTGTGCGTAATATTGCCCACCTTGACCCCTCAGCGCTTACAATAGATATTTGGCACATTAGGGCAAGTTTAAAGCAATTTAAGAACATCGGCTCGGCTCAGATTGGCAAGGTAGCATACAAGCAAATAAAAGCGCTTACAATTAAAAAAGCAAATAAATTAGGGCTTAAGGGCTACGAATATCAAGCCATTTTATGGCTATCAGTACAAAATAATATTAATAAATTAAAATAAAAAGATGATGAGAAAAACAGAGAAAGAAAATAAAAAGCTTTGTAAGTATTGCAATAAAAAAATAAAAGAAAAACAGAAATTCTGTTCTAACTTTTGCAAAGGTGAGTATTACGGAATAAGCCCAACGAGTGGCGATGAATTACCTTTTAACTAATCTTTAAACCTTTTAAAAATGAGTAATAAGAAACGTTTAGAAGATACAAATCTTAGCACATTTTGGCTAATTATTGTGGTAATCTGCGCTTTATTTGGTGGGTGTTAACCGATCAAATTACTAGATTAAAAAGGTACAAGTATTAAATTATTTGTACTTTTTTTTTATTTTTATAGTATATATGTAAAAAATTTGTTTTATATTTGTACCAACAAACAAACTAAAACACAAAACAATGAAATTTACAAAGTTACAAAATGGAAAATATAAGTTCGAAGGAGTTGATTCTTGGAATGGACAATTGATAGAGGGAGAAATACAGCATCAACCATATGATGTAAAACTAAGCCAACAATGGTCAGTTGTATTTATCAACGACAACAATATATTCAGGGCTTTCTTTGGCCCTACATTAAAAAGCTGCAAAGATTGGCTAACTGAGTAAAATTAAAATTAACACCCTTAATTGGGTGTTTTTTTTTGTTTTTTTTTTTGTTTTTTTTTTTTTGTTTTTTTGTTGTGTATGTAAAAAATATGTTTTATATTTGTACCATATTAATTAAACAAATAAAACAAAATGACAAAATTAGTTTACATAGTAAGAACAAATCATGACGGTATTATCGGAGTATACACTAACAAAAAATTAGCTTATCAGTCCGCGCAATGGGAAGCACGTAAAGCAGATGCAAAAATTGAATTTTCCTACAGTCAAGTACTGAAGAAGTTCAAAAACACATACATAAATAATATTTACATTTCTAACGATAGACATATGATGGTTGAGATACAACAATACCCGTTAAACAATAAGTACTAAACACAACAAATAACACTAAATTAAGCCCTCCCAGTAGGGCTTTTTTTTATGTCAAAAATTATTCACAGCTGTCAAAAAATATTCACAGCTGAGAACAGCAAAATGTTTGCAAAGATACACATTTTTTTTTAATAACCTAAAGCCACTAAAAATAAGTTACTAACAGATGTTAAAAAGTTTTGTTAATAACTTTTGAGCATTTATTTTTAAATACCGTCAAATTTTGGGGTAGCCTTACTTATGCACATATACATAACCACAACAAAATGAAGTTCAATTTTATAAGTAGATAATATTTAGGAATTATTATTGAAGTACGTTTATTCAGCGTTGCTAGGAAAGTTCGCAAGTTAGTTAAAATAAAAGACAATCTTTCGCAAAAGTAGTGCGAAATGGTAAAAAATATATAGAAAAGTGTTTTTAGGGGGCAAAAAAATTATAAAAAAATTTTAAAAGTCTATTTTATAGATTAAGGGTTAATGAAGGGTACGTGAAGGGTATAACATACCCTACATAATAAAGCTAAAGATAAAGCTATTTGTATATTACTATTATTTTGTTTAGCTTTGTATTATGAGTGACGAAAAAGAAAAGTTACCTGACACGGAAAACTATACACCCAAAAGAACCTTTGGTCATCACAATGGCACGGGTAGAAAGAAGGGTAGTATAACTAAAACCACAAAGATAACAAGGGAGATACTTGCCAATGCTCTTAGTGGGCAGGAGGTAAATATTATGGATGCCCTAGAAAAGCTATCGGCTAAGAACCCCGAAGCATATATCAATGCCATAGCGAAACTGCTGAACTACGCAATGCCAAAGTTGCAATCAACGGAAATCAAAGCAGAGAATAGTAGAAAGATAGAAATTAAGTTGGACGACAATGTTAGCTTGGATGAACTAAAAGCCAAGATGGAGAATCTCGAAAGAGATGACGATGATGATGATGACTTGGCTGACTTCGTAGAAATAGATGGATAGTATAATGGAATATGTATCGGAAGTAGCATTGAAAGCAGATGGCTTTGATGATGCTATCATTGGAGTGTCCACAACAGGACTTGTTGTTTATGATTACAATAAATGTCTAAATATAATAATGAAAGACCACGAATGCAATTATACTGATGCGACAGAATATATGGAGTATAATGTGGTGGGGTGTTGTATGGGAGAAGGCACACCGATATTTATAAACACAAATGGATAAACAACAGAAAAAGCAGTTGCTTCAGGCAATGGAGAAAGCTATATGCGAGAAATCGTTTTATGAGTTTTTTATCAGAGCCTTTGAGATTGCTGAACCCTCTGTTCCCATATCAGTAAACTTTCACCATAAATATCTTTGCGATATACTACAAGCCGAAGCCGAAAGGATAAAAGAGAATCGACCAAAGGATAAGGATATAATTATTAATATTCCATTCCGTAGTAGTAAGTCACTACTCGTTACTGTTCTGTTTCCTGCTTGGTGTTGGGCAGTATATCCTAAGATGAGGTTCATCACAGCATCATACTCGGCAGAGATTAGTATCGAACACGCAACTAAGTCAAGGGATATTATAAATAGCGAGTGGTATCAGAAACATTGGGGAGAAACCTATCAGATTAAGAAAGACCAAAACCTAAAGGCAAGATATGAGAATACTTTTCTAGGAGTTAGAAGGGCAACATCAGTTGGTGGTTCGGTAACAGGACAGGGTGGTGATATAATCCTAGTCGATGACCCTACATCACCAAAAAATGCAGCATCTCAGATAGAAAGAGAAAATGCTAACGAATGGTATAAGTCAACATTGTATTCACGACTTAACAATCCAACAACGGGAGTTAGGATAATTATTATGCAAAGAGTACACGAAGATGACCTAAGTGGCTATCTTCTATTCAACTCACCCGATAAACATCATCATATCTGCATACCCGCAGAACTTTCTAGCGACTTAAAGCCTTCACACCTTGCTGACCAATATCAAGATGGTCTATTTTGGAAAGAAAGATTCTCACAAGAGGTGTTAGACGATTATAAGTCGGCACTTGGCTCTTATGGCTATGCAGGACAGCTACAACAGCGACCAACACCTGCAAATAGTGGGATGATTAAGAAATCGTGGTTTAAGATAGATGAAACACAAAAAGAAGGGGTAGTCAATTTTATAATCGACCCTGCATATACAGCAAGTGAAAAAAATGACCCCTCAGCACTACTAGCCTATGTATTTGCAGAGAATACTTGGCAAATCACATCAGTACAGAACGTAAGACTTGAATTTCCTGACCTAGTAAAACATATAGTCAAATTCGTAGAGAAGAATGGCTACACTACGCAGTCTAAAATCTTTGTAGAGCCTAAAGCAAGTGGTAAATCCATTGTGCAGACACTTATGAGAGAAACAGGACTGAACGTAAGAGAAGATAAACCGCCCACTAAAGATAAGGTGGCTAGAGTGCAGGACATAAGTCCAACATTGGAAACAGGTAGAGTTACTCTACTAAAGGGTGCTTGGAACGAGGAGTTCCTAATGCAATGCCAACAATTTCCTGCTGCAAGGCACGATGATATGGTGGATTGCCTAGTTATGACCGTAAATCAGCACTTTAAAGGTAAAAAAGTAGTATTTTTTGGATAAATGACCTATAAAATTGAAATTTGCACAAAAACTGCGACAGATAACATATACTAATAATTAATTTTGCAGAAATGGAGAAATTTAAGCATATAAACGCTAAACACGAGGATATGGTTACCGACTACCTGATTTATATACAAAAGCAGGTGTATTTAGCAACCGAAACTGCTGATAGCGGTAAATATGATGATTTTCAAGAGTTACTTGAGGATATTATGATGTATCACAATGATTTTGTAGGTACGGGCTTAAATAAGGACAATTTGGAGGAATGGATGTTTTCTATTCCTAATTTAACAATGTTTACATCGTTAGGGTTCTTTGCAGGATTAAGAAATGAAGAAAACGATAATGTTATTGAGAAATGCGTTCAAAACGTATATACCTCAACAATGGACATCGTAGGAAGTTTGTCTGACCTAATGAAAGATGAAGCTGAAATAAAAAAGATGGAACAATGTTAAATATAGAAATAAATAGTAAAGAATACAATATTCCTAACAAATGGGAAGAAATGACCGTTGATTACTATTGCGGAGTGTATGAGATAATAAAAAAGTATCAAATCACAGAAGAAGAAGCAAATAGTGACAATGATTTGACAAAATACCACATAATGCAGGAAAATAAGATGTATAAGGAATTATTCATCTATATGACAGGCATTGATGAGGAAACAATGGCAAATGTGCCAATGAACGATGTTATGGCAGTAATTGAGTGCCTTAACGAGATTATGGAGGAGTACAAGCCGAAAGGAATGGACTATTTTGAATTTGAGGGTGATATTTACTATTTCCCTATGGATTTCCTTAGAACAGGTACTTTTGGCGATTATATAGAGAGTCAGCAGTTGGAGTTGAACACACAATACCTAAAAAACGGTAGATTTGATATTTTACCTGAACAAATGGCAATATTGTGTAAACAAGTGGATGAGGAGGTTGACCTTGACAATATTGACGAAAAGGCGAAGAAATTTCGTAACTTAACAATGGATGTCGTTTGGGAGTTCAGTTTTTTTTTGAACAAACGAACTTTGGCATCAATCAACGTTATAAAAACCTTTTCAGAGATGGCGGAACAAAAAGTATCGCAGTAGCGAAGGCAAGTAAGATAATGAAGCCATTTGGTTGGCTGAACACCTTATACGACCTAGCACTTGATGGAGTATTTACAAGAGATGGTAAAGATGCTATGCAAAGTGTAAAAGATGAAAAGTTGTATAAGGTTTTAACATACCTGTCTTGGAAAACTGCAAAAGGAGATTATGAACTAGCTGTTAATGAAGAACAGAGGAAAAAAATAAAATAATGGGTTTTACTAAACTTAGAGAATTAAGAGATAGGTTTGAGCAACAATGGATAAATGGTGGCTTCGTCTTTGGTTACGAGAATGAAATCAATGAGAATCACAACAATGACTATCCATTGCTTGTTGTCTTACCACCAACATCTGAACTTCCTGCTACGGAAGGCGATGTGCAAGAGGAATACACTTTCGAGTGCCTAGTCGTTAAGCCATACTATCAAAACCAAGCAGGTTCGCTTGATGTAGTATTTAGCTTATTGGAGCAAGAAGCATTGACTTGGTTGCAAAGAGTGTTGGATAGCTATACGAATAAAGAAGTAATTTTAAGTCCTGACAGTATATCAGTTGAACGAGAAAAAGAGTTGTATAACGACAAGTTGATACAAGTCAGGCTTACTTTTACTTTAAATGCGTTCTCTCACAGCCTTTTAGCTATTGACGAAGCACTTGTATCGGGTTATAGTCCAAAAGTGTGGCTAAAGTCAGATATGGGTGTTAAAACGGAGTTCTTTGGTGGTAATGAGGTAGTTAACAGGTGGATTGACCAAAGTGGCAATGGAAATCACTTTGAGCAAACAACAAGCACATATAAGCCTTTATTTAAGTATGAGGAAGGTCAAAACGGTTATCCATATCTTGAGTTTGACGGAGCTAATGGTTTTATGAAATGTGTTAATGATGGCTTAGATAGTAATGGTCTAAATCAGTTTCATACAATAGTTTGGGTTGCTTTTCCTGATATTAATACTAGCGGTGTTTTCTTATCAAAGAAATCAACATTTCCTAATACTGAAAGATTTGAGATAAATTCTACTGCTAGTGGCTCAAATTATAATTGGAAAGTTGTTGTTAATGATGATGATAATGATGAGGTAGTATCTTCTGATACAACAAGAACAAAAACAGCAGTTATGGGTTATTATCTTCATAATAAATCTGTTCATCTTTTTGCAAATGGTGTTCACCAAAACACATCAACAAACTCAGCCTTAGACAACGATGGTTGGGATTTTGGAACAGAACAACCTATTGTATTAGGAAGCAAAAGAGATTCTTCTCCAACAGAGCCATTTAAAGGTCAAGTGCAAGAATTGATAATATTCAACTCACGACTTACAGACGAACAAATAGTACAAGTACAAAATTACTTAAAACATAAATACAATATATAATGCCTGATTTATTCATAATTGACGAACCAAGAGAAACGATACAAAGCGTATATAGTCCAATAAAATATACAGCAAGGTATGAGTTTAGTTCCTCATTAACATTAGCAGAAGCTAAAGCCAAGTACCCTAGTTGTAAAGCTATTATAAATCCTAGAAATCCATACACAGGTGTTTTGGAAACAGATAGGGGTGTTAAGATAAGACTTCAGCCTAGTATAGATATTCCTAATTGGGAAGATGACCAAACACCAAACAACAACTATGTGTATTACACAATAGATGTTTCTAGCATAGCAAGAGATTTTGTTTCTTACGATTTAAGACCTTGTACTCACGATACATCAACTAAAGTTAAGAGAGATATAACAATGGGTCAAATCTCTAAAAATGTATTTGAAAGAATTAAAGTTGAATTTCAGTTGGAAGAAATAAATTCTAGCGGTCAGTTAGTAGATGTATCAGGAGAAACGGACTTCGGAAACTTTATAGCAGTAAACTCAGCACTTCTTCACGAAGAAGAACATTACCTTAGTATTTCAAATGAACTACTTACGGGTAGTGCAACTCAAGTACAGGGCGATAATCTATCAATACAATATTTGCATAGAACAGGAACGGGATATGAAGCAGGAAGGCAAAAGTACTTGACAACAAAACCAACTAATTATAGAGTTATAGGTCACGATGAATGCGAATACTTGCCTTTCGCACTATTTGATTCAGGTACTTGCCCTAGAGCAGTAGTTCGATTTTACGATGCAAATGGTAATGCTATAACAACATCAGATTCATCAATAGGATATGCTCTTGTTATAAGCAAAACAACTGATGGAGAAGGCAACTTAGGAACTGACCTAAATAGTTGGGGGGATATGACAACATCAGATTTGTCAGGGCTTACTAATCCTGCTAATTGCGTAGTTCAGATTGGAGTAGGCACAAGAAATATAAAAGAATCGCCTGATGCTCAATGGAATAACGACGAACCTTTAACTGACTTTTCAAATGTATCGTATTATACTGTTCAAACAGATGACACAGGTACAGATAAAATAGGTGAAATGGTAACTTACTACATTGACCACACAAGAGAAAGAGTTAATGGGGTTAGATTCCATTGGCAAAATAGATTAGGCGGTATTGATAGCTACACCTTTGATGGTGCATTTACAGAGGGAATAAACATATCTTCTAAATCATACGAGCAAAGCATATATCCTGAGTTTAGAGGTCAGTTAGGAAATAGCACATCTACTACAAATGCTACGATAGGTGATAATGAAGGCTATCATTTTGCAGGAAGCACCCCGAATTATGGTGCTGTTGTGCCTAGAGTAGCGGGTTATACTGATGATAAATATCCATCTGTTAGAAAATCAAAGGTAAAAGCTGTCAAGGAAGGAACAGCAATATCAAGACCTTACGGAATTGCCGAACAAGATATGTTTGAGGATTTATTAGCTTCACCAAATGTATGGATAGAGAAAGGTTGGATAGGTAAAGAAGTGTTTAGAGAAGATTGGAGTGGCTATGCTGCTACATCTAACATTACTGATAATTGGAATGTTGAAGATGGTGACTTTACTACTAACGGTTCTTTTGAAACTGCCAAAGGTCACATAACAGGAACAAGGTGTTATGAGAAGGGTGATAATTCAGGTGATGATACACTTTGGGCATCAAGTAAAAAGTTCATCAAGTACAATCCAAAAAGCATATATGAAATTGAGGTTAGAATAAAAAGTGAGCACGACAGCACAGGTGAAGAATATGTTGGTTTTACAGGTTATGCTGCCAACAAAACAACTAAGATAAGCACAACAGGTGCTGACCAATTTGGCAACGCACACTATGTTACTTTAAATGAATATGACCAAACAGATGTAGATGAATGGAAAACATTTAGAGGATATGTTACGGGTTATTCAACAGCAGCTACGGTAGGTGACCAAGCTAACAATGTAAATGCGCCTTCAGGTGCTTATGATGGAATAAAATTTATATCACCGATGTTTTTGCTTAATCACGATGATGCAGCAGGAGAGGTTCTAATCGACTACATTGTCGTAAGGGAATACCAAACAGACATACCCAACTCTAAAGGTTGGTATTCTACACTCAATAGAAACTACTATGTTCCTGTTGTTGTAAAAGATGCTAGTGTTACTACATTTGACAACGAGAACTTACAGAGATGTACTTTAAATTATATAGAAAGCAAAGCTAAAAGAACGATAGAATAATGGCAGAAATAAGAGTTGAGCTAAGAGATTTTACTGACAATATATTAGGTGACATTGATATTACATCGAGTGATGACTTTCCTTTGTCACTTAACTTTCAAAACTTTGACGTAAGAGATTTTAATTCTCGTAATGGTAGCTTTAGTAAAACTTTTAAAGTTCCCGCTACAAGGAACAACAACAAGTTGTTTAATCATATGTATCAAGACGGTAATATTGACATCAAAAACGTAAGAAAAGATTTGCCTTCTACAATATATTCAGATAACTTACCAATCATAAATGGTGTTTTGAGATTCTATAAGATTACAAAAGACACTAAGATATTAGAATATGAGTGTACTTTTCTTGGAGATAATATGGATTGGGCATCTAAGATTAAAAACCTTGACCTCAACGAGTTAAGATTTAGCAAGACTGCCTACACCTCTTACCCGCCTGTTTCTGAAGGAAATTATACATTTGATAACATTATACCTTTAGCGGGAAACTCAAGAGATTTTGCAACATATTCATCTCAAACAGATAAATTTCACTATCCATTAATGTCTTTTGGTGAGGGAGTAAGTTCAAGACCACAGGTTACCGAAGCAGATTTTGCACCTGCCTTTTATTTGAAAGATATTTGGGATAAAATATTTATAGCGCAAGGATATACTGTTGAAAGTGAATTTTGCAATAGCAACTATTTTAAATCCTTAATTGTTCCTTGTGATTTTGAAATAAAGGGTGAGCAATCAAACTTTAAATACGGAAAAATAGAAAAGTCTGATGGATATACCAACCTAGCATCTTTGTTTTCTACGGGAACAACACCAACGGTAGAGGTTGATTCCATAGGAAATATGGAAACAATAAGAAGAACAGGTAAAATAGGTACAGGTACTTACACAGGTCAACTAGCTAAGTTTGTATTTTCAGGAAACTCTGTGTTGGATGATGCAGAAACCAACACACCTGCCGCTTCTGATGGTAATGTTCAGCAAGGAACAAGTGGACTAAACACATTGCTTGTAAAGAACTTAGGAGGTAATCATACAATAAGATGGGATATAACAGCTAGGTTTTTTGCAGATAGTGGTGATGATGGTGGTGAGTTTGATGTATGGGGTCAGGTTTGGAGATGTCAAGATGATGATAGTGAAGATATTTACGCTGCTGAAGCTGCATCAGGTGATAGTTTAAACGGTTACTCTAAAATATGGGAGCAAAAATATTCTAGGGACTTCTCAAACAACTACGATGTTGATATAAATTGGAACGATACATACGTTGATGCTACTAGCGGAACATCTAAGTATTTGTTTTGTATTGAAGTACAAAGAAAAGGCAATCTTAGTTCGGGTAGAACAGTAACTTTTGGATATAAAAGCGGAACTTTTGAAATAGCAGGTTCAACAGAAATATCTGTTGGTGATGACCTAAATGACGTACACTACTTTGTTCCTGATGGAAAGCAATCTGATTTTGTTTCGGGTGTTGCTCAAATGTTTAACCTACAATTCCAAACAGATGCAGGTAGTAAGGTTATTAAGATAGAGCCATTTGACTACTTTTACAAAGGAACTTCAGATGCGGTAAATTGGACTGATAAAATAGATTACTCAAAACAAATACAAGATGAGTTTATATATGATATAAAATCAGAGTTGATATTCAAATACAAAGATGCTTCAAACGATGCTATGTTAGAAAGATATAACAAAAAAAGCAATACAGATTGGGGTGCGTATAGAGAGGTTGATGATGGTAATATATTTACAGACGGAAGCTATGTGGTTGAGAATAAATATTTTGCAGCTACATTTAACTACCAAGAACCTGACTATATAGATAGGGATGCGGGTTCTGCTCACAACATAAATAGAAGTCCTGTTATACCTATGTATTTTTCAGAATTTTCAAACCTTGAGTTCCCTAGATTTGTAGATAGAGGTAAGAAAGATTTTGGTATTGGAGCAAGAGTTCTAATAACAATTCCCGTAGATAGTGGTAACACTCAATATATGTCAACAGGTCTTACTAATAATTTAACATCAGGATATTCTTACCATACAAATGGTGAAATTGAAACTTCAAACGCCTTCAACGATAAGTTTTGTAGAGCTTGTTTCATACATTACAATTTCTGCACCATACCTAAATCATCTGTGCCTGACGATACGGATTGGTCATCTTTATCTTCATCAGAAATAGACACCATATATAATAGTAGAGTTAAGCTAAGTGCAGGAACATATAATGGAACTGAAGTTTTTTTAGACCCTAATTTATCTTTTAATGATGTTTATTTAAGTCAGGCAAACATAGATGATGGTCACGATAGTAAGATTGATTTTAGAGGGTTATATCATTCTTTCTACAACAAGATGGTTAATCAGTTAAAACAGAAGCCTAGAATAAGACATATCTATTTGAATTTAAGTCAAAAAGATGTAGCTACTTTAGATTACAGGAATCTAGTTTTTTTAGATGGAGTATATTATAGGTTAAACAAAATTGTTGATTACAAACCTCATTTAAAGCAATCTACAAAGGTGGAATTGGTAGAGTATTTTGACTTAGGAAAAGAAAGTGTATTATCAGGAGATAAATTTAATTGGGAAACAGTAAACGATAAGTTCTAATGATAGGAAAAAAGTTTAACATAGATAGGGATAAGGAGCTATACAATAGGGTTTATTGCACAATAGATGGTGTATTAACACCTGTTATTTACAAAGCATCAGAAAGGGATTATATAACATATACAGACCTTTATGTAACTAACGAAAAAAGACTTTCACAGCAAACTGCCTTAACAAAAAGCACATCTTTATCAAGGCTATTTAAAGAAGTAGAAAACTCAGCAGAGGTTAGTATTAGCCCTTTGTGTGTATTTGATTTTCACAGCAATATTAAGTCAGACAACTCAAATGTTGTTGCTTGGGGAAGCTCTTACAGCTCTGTGCAGCTATCTCAATCAACCACAGCTAATCAACCTACATTGGGTGAGCTTGGAAAAGGTGTAAACGGATTTTCTCCTATTTTTTTTAAAAGAGATAACTCTGATTTTATGAGTTTAAATTCATCCATAACAGTTTCAGGAGATTTTACAATGTTTTTTTACATTCAGCCAATAGCGCACCCTCTTCACAAGCAATATCGTTTACTAGGAAAAAGCGATGATAACGATATGTATATATCAATAGGAGAATCAATAAACGAATCATATAACATTAGTTTTGCTTCAGGTAGTGAATATGCTACAACAGTATCAGGTTATTGGCAACCAAGTAGTAAGAAGTTATTGATTACAATTCAAAGAGAAGGCTCTAAGGTTTATATAAGAGAAAATGGAACTCAGGTGGCAACAGGAACAATACCAACTTCTGATTTTGTTTTTGACCAATTCGGAAAAATAGGAAATGTATCAACACCAACATTTAATGGTTCTCTTTATCATTTTTCTTTATACGATGGATATATATCAAATGATTTAAAATCCATTGAAAACTCAATTATTAAAAAAGCATCATTAGCAAAAGGATAGTATGGCAGAGATTAGTTTAAAGCAGATGAGAAACA